CTCTACGTACGCCACGATCCCGAACAAGTTGACCACCTCGCGCCCGATCCAGATTCTGGTGCAGCGCAACAACGGGATGGACAGTCCGATTGGGGCAACTCTGCCGTCCACGATTACGGCAAGTGCCACTACGATCACCCTGTCTTCGACTGCCGGTCTGCCCGCCCAAGGGTTCATCAAGATCGACAACGAAGTCATTGTCTACGGGTACATCACGGGCAACACGCTGTACAACTGCTTCCGTGGCCAGCAAGGCACGACGGCTGCAACCCATACCTCGGGCACCACGGTGTACTGGGCGCAGGTTCCTTGCGTGACGGTCTGGCCGGTGCCGGACAACTCGACCACCTATACCCTGGTGTACTGGAGACTGCGCCGCACGCAGGATGCGGGTCAGGGCGTGGATGTGGCAGATGTGCCGTTCCGCTTCATCCCCTGCATGGTGGCAGGCTTGTCCTATTACATGGGCATGAAGATCCCTGAAGCCTACGACCGCTTGCCGGTGCTGAAGGCTCAGTACGAGGAAGCCTGGACTTTGGCGTCAGACGAGGATCGAGAGAAGGCCGCGATTCGGTTTGTCCCGCGTCAGCAGTTCATTGGTGGGGCGACTACCTAAATGGGGAATCGCTTTGCATCAGGCAAGAAATCCATTGCGATGTGTGATCGCTGTGGACAGCAGTTCAAACTGAAGCGCCTGAAGGAAGAAGTTATCAAGACCAAGCGGTTCAACCTGCTTGTCTGTGAAGAGTGTTGGGATCCAGATCACCCGCAGTTGCAACTGGGCATGTACCCCGTTGACGACCCCCAGGCGGTTCGGAACCCTCGTAGAGATTCGACGTACCGGACTGCTGGAACGAACAGTCTAGAGATCAACATCGCAAACCCGGAGCAAGGTTTTCCGACTGGTGGCTCACGGGATATTCAATGGGGTTGGAACCCTGTTGGCGGAGCAAGAGCAAATGATGCGGGACTGACGCCAAATTACTTGGTGGCAACCACATCTGTTGGTACAGTAACCATCCAAACGACGTAAGGAGTCGAACATGGACGCAAAGAAAGCCGTTCACAAGCATGAGAAGGCCATGCACCCTGGTAAGCCCCTGACGAAACTCGCCAAGGGTGGCAAGACCAATCAGCAGATGCGTGATCTTGGTCGCGGTCTGGCAAAGGTTGCCAACCAGAAGAAGTCTTCGTTCACCTACAAGAAGGGTGGCTGAAATGGCTAAGTTCAGCAAAAAGATGGGTGGCAAGGAAGTCGGAGATGCCTCCGTCTATGCCGAGCCCCACACGATGACGGGCGGCAAGGTTGCCCTGGGTAATGGTACCCAGGCGGAGCCGACCGAGGCCAACAAGATCAGGATGTCTGTGGGCAACATCAATCGGGACGGGTACAACCCCGCCCCCAAGACCTCGGGTATTAAGACCCGTGGCAACGGTTGCGCCACCAAGGGCACGATGGCCAGGGGGCCGATGGCGTGAACTACGCGCAGTTGAAGACAGCGGTGGAGGACTACACCGAGAACTCGTTCTCGGCGACGGACTTCGCCACTATGACGAAGTTGGCAGAACAAAAAATCTACAACACCGTCCAACTGCCGTCACTTCGTAAGAACGTCACCGGCTCGATGACCTCGGGCAACAAGTATCTCCAGGCTCCGTCTGATTTCCTGTCTGTCTTTTCGATGGCGGTTATCTTGGCAGATGGGTCTTATGAATACCTGCTCGACAAGGATGTGAACTTCATCCGGCAGGCATACCCCACGCCCACGAGCACTGGCACGCCCCGGTACTACGCCATCTTTGGTCCGCGCTCAGACAACGAGAATGAACTGACCTTTATTCTTGGTCCGACGCCAAGCGCAAGTCTGTCGGTGGAGTTGCACTATTACTACTACCCAGTTTCCATTGCAGATTCGGTGCTTAATCCTAGCGGCACTTCGTGGCTTGGCGACAACTTTGACTCTGTGCTATTTAATGGCGTGATGGTCGAAGCGGCTCGGTACATGAAGGAAGAGCCGGATGTGGTGCAGAACTACGAGCAGCAGTTTGCTCAGTCTCTGATCCTGTTGAAGCAACTGGGCGATGGCAAGAACCGTCAAGATGCCTACCGCAACGGGCAGGTTAGGGTACAGGTCAAGTAATGCCAATCGTTCAAACGCAGACCACCTCCTTCAAGAAGGAGTTGTATCAGGCCATCCACGATCTCACGACGGATGTTCTGAAGATTGCTTTGTACAACGGCAACGCAGACCTGAACGAAGACACCACGACCTACACCACCACGGCAGAGATCACGGGCACTGGGTATGTGGCAGGCGGCAAGACGCTGACTGGCACGACCATCAGCAGTTCCGGGTACACGGCTTTTGTGGACTTCGACAATGTGGAGTGGAACCCCGGCGCGTTTACAGCGCGGTGTGCCCTGATCTACAACTCCAGTAAAGCCAACCGTTCCATCGCCGTGCTGGACTTCGGGTCAGACAAGACCTCGACGGCCACCTTCACCATCGTTATGCCGGTCAATGACGCCAACAGTGCGCTGATCCGGTCTTCCAATTAAGGAGTCATCATGTCCAACGAACGCGCCGTCGCTTCGGATTTCATCGGGAGCGGGCTGATTGCCGGAGCGCAGGGTCAAGAGCAAGCCCTTGCTGTGGGCCGCTACAAACTGGAGTGCCGTGACAAGGATGGCAACATCAAGTGGGTTGTTGAGGAAGACAACCTCGTGGTCAACGTCGGCCTTCAGTACATGGCCGGTACTGCGCTGACTTCCACCGCACAGATCACGACTTGGTTCTTGGGCTTGATTACTGGCCCTGGCGTGACCACGAGCGCCACCGACACGATTGCCTCCAAGGGCTGGACTGAGTTCACGGGCTACAGCAACTCGACCCGCGTGGCTCCGACGCTCACGGCTGCGACCAATGCCAACCCCTCGGTGGTGACCAACTCTGGCACCCCGGCCAACTTCAACATCAATACCTCTGGCACGGTGGGCGGTGCGTTCTTGGTTTCCGATAGCACCAAGGGCGGCACGACTGGCACGCTGTTCTCAGAGAAAGCCTTCTCTGCTCCTGGGGATCGCACGGTGGTCAGCGGGGACATCATCGCGGTGACGTACACCTTCAGCCTCGCCGGTTGAGGATGAGTTGTGGCAGAAGGCGGATGGGGTTCCGGCACCTGGGGTCAGGCCGGTTGGGGTGACTCTGTTTATGACCGGGCTGTCAGTGAATCAGCCACGGGGACAGATGACGCCGCAGCCGCGCTTACCTTCGCCTCTTCCGTTACTGAATCTGCTACCGGCACGGATGCCGTTTCTGCTCTCGCCACGTTTGGCGCGGTCATCACAGAGGTTGCTGAAGGACAGGATACCGTTTCCGCTGCGGCCACCTTCGGAGCCGCTGTCACTGAGTCCGCTACCGGTACGGACGACATCAGCGCCGCACAGACTTTTGAGACAGCGGTTACAGAAAGCGCAAGCGGATCAGATGCGGTCAGCGCAGCGCAGACGTTCAATGGGCAGGTAGCAGAAACCGCCACGGGTACTGATGATGTTGCCGCAGCGTTCCTGTTCAATGCCTTTGTTGATGAGTCTGCTACCGGCACGGATACTGTTTCTTCCAACGCCACGCTCGGGGCTTCGGTCTCTGAAACGGCAAGCGGGGCAGACGCAGTTTCTTCCGGGATTACTTTCGGTGCTGCGGTTACGGAGACAGCCACCGGAACAGATGCTACGAGCGCAGAGGCTCGGTTCTTTGCCCAGATTCAAGAACTCGCTACAGCCACGGACAACATCCCTGGCGGGAAACTCTGGGAACTCATCGACGATGTACAGAACGCCAACTGGGGCAACATCGGAAACACGCAGTCGGCAGGGTGGGTTAATGTGAGTGACACCCAGACCGCAAATTGGCAGAATATCGGCAACACCCAGTCGCCTTCTTGGGGTAGTGTGAATACCAATCAGACCCCGACTTGGACGACCATCGACACGCAATAGGAGCATTAGATGCCCACCTCATACACCTCCCTCCTTGGTCTGGCTCTCCCGGTTACGGGTGAACTCGCGGGCACCTGGGGCGACACGGTAAATGACTACCTGACCAAGTACCTCGATGCGGCTGTTGCGGGTGCTCAGACCATCAGCGGAAGCCAAACGGCGGTCACCCTGACCACCACAAACGGCTCAACGCTCACTCAGGCAGGCTCAGGTTCAACGGGCTCGGCTCAGTACCAGATCATCAACTGCACGGGTAACCCCGCTTCGCTTCTGACGATCACGGTCCCGGCGCAGAGTAAGGCGTATCTGGTGTTGAATGCAACATCCACCAGCCAGTCGGTCAAGGTGGTAGGCGCAGGCCCGACCACGGGCGTGACGATGGTTTCGGGTGAGAAGGCTCTGATTGCCTGGGACGGCTCGGACTTCGTGAAGGTTGCGTCTAGCACGGCGGACGGTGTAACCACGCTGAGTTTCGGCACCACGGGTCTGACTCCCAACTCGGCAACAGCCGGTGCGATCACGGTCGCGGGCACTCTGGTTGCCGCCAACGGCGGAACGGGGCAGTCTTCCTACACCACGGGTGATCTGCTGTACGCCACGGGCTCCACTGCCCTGAGCAAGTTGGGCATCGGCACCAACGGTCAAGTCCTGACCTCGACGGGAACGGCTCCTCAGTGGAGCACCTTGTCTGGTGTGGCGGTCACGACCTTCAGCGCAGGCACGACGGGCTTCACTCCTTCAACTGCCACCTCCGGTGCAGTCACCCTGGCAGGAACGCTTGCCACCACGAACGGCGGCACGGGCCTTACTTCCTTCACGGCAAACGGTGTTCTGTACGCCTCGTCTAGCAGTGCACTTGCCACAGGGAGTGCGCTGACATTCGACGGAACCAACCTCCAGATTGGCTCTCAGGGCGATCTTCGCCTTGGAGATTCCGACAATAGCAACTGGGTGGCTTTTCAAGCCCCCGCTACGGTGGCATCCAACGTCACTTGGACACTGCCGTCTGCTGACGGCACGAACGGTCAGGCGTTGACCACCAACGGCTCTGGAACGCTGTCGTTCTCAACGATCTCAACCGCTGCCGCCACGCCGACTGCGTTGGGTACGGTGTATGGGTCAACCCCCGGTGGAACTCCTTTCAATGCCGTGCTTGGTTATCAAGCATTTGCTAACAACAGCAATGGAGTTGGCAGCGTTGCGGTTGGATATCAAGCAGGATTCACGCAGACAACAAACAACTCCGGTTTTGTAACGCTAGTTGGGTATCAGGCTGGATACACAACCTCTGGATCAAATGCATTAACGGCAGTTGGTTACAGAGCCTTGTATTCCAATAGCACTGGGAGTCTTAATAATGCATTTGGTTACTTGGCTTTAACTGCAAACACATCAGGAAATTATAATTCTGCTTTTGGCGACCAAGCACTTGCATCCAACACCACCGCCTCCTACAACACCGCAGTTGGTTATCAGGCGGGGCTTAACAATACGACGGGTACAGAAAACTTCTTCGGCGGATACCTTGCGGGTGGAGGACTTACCACAGGTCGATATTCAACCCTTGTTGGAAGCCGTGCAGGCAACGCGACCATTACTGGGGACGGCAACACCGCATTGGGTTACTACTCCTATGGCTCCGGTACAAGCGGGGCTTACAACACCGCAATAGGCATTCAATCCCTGTACCTCAACACCACCGCTTCTAATAACACCGCTGTCGGCGCTGAGGCGCTTCGTGCCAACACCACCGGCACTCAAAACGTCGCACTTGGTTCTTTGTCCCTTTGGGCAAACACCACCGGGAATTACAACGTTTCTGTTGGTTATCAGGCTCTGTACGCGAATACCACCGCCTCTTTCAACACTGCTCTTGGTTGGTATGCGGGACTCACGAATACAACCGGTGCGGGCAACCTGTTCACCGGTACATATGCCGGTGTTTTCAATACGACCGGATCGCGCAATACGTTCGTAGGGGGCATGGACCCCTCCGGTTATGGTGCGGGCCACTCAAACACGACTGGAGGTCTTAATACAGCAATTGGTACTGGTGCGCTTTCTCGTAACACCACAGCAGACACCAACACTGCTGTTGGTTATCAGGCTGCATATCTAAATATCACGGGCACCGACAACACGGCAACTGGCGTGTATGCTCTGTATAGCAATACTACTGGCATTTACAATACTGCCATTGGTCGTTCGGCGCTTCAGTCCAGTACAACATCATCAAATCACACCGCTGTAG